GTTATAATTCTCTTGACGAATATGAAAAAAGAGATTTTATTGTTCCTGAATATAACGACATCGCTTCATTGACCGAAGAGGATGTTTTCAAGGCTCAATTCGGACAAACCGAATATGATCAAACTGCTAATATTATCAACGCTATAAACGACGGTCAAGAAATATTCTCAGACAAACAAAGAAGAGCCGAAGAAAAACAGGCTTCCGATGCATTGTTTGAAGGAAGAATCGTTCTTGCAGGTGGAAATAAAATTGATTTCAAGAAGAAAGCAACACACAAAAAATCAGTTTCTTCTGCAAAATGGAACACAGCAGGCGGCGATCCAATTCAAGTAATTCAAGACTTAATCGCTTTATGTTTAGCAGACGGCAAAATTTCAACTTCCGAATGGAACCTTGTATTTGAGGATAAAGGTTTGAACGCTTTCCTTGGCAACGCAAAGGTAAAAGAAAACGGAAATTGGAACGAAGGAATTAAGAGAACCGACATCAATATGCCCGTTGAATCAACACCCGGTGCAATGTTCCACGGAAGAATTTCCGTTGGTTCTTACCTTGTAAATATTTGGAGTTATAACGAAAAATACACAGTTCCAAAAGGATACGGCTTCGCTCACGAAGGCGAACAGTTCGGTTATATTCCGAGTGGTTGTGCCGCTTTACTTCCTATGAATCCGAACTTTGTAAAATATTACGGAGCAATCAACAACACAAACGCTCCAACAACTCCGGGTATAGGTGGAAACAAACTCGAATTAATCGAAAGAGAACAACTTCCTTACGCTTACGATGTATTAGATGACGGAAGTGCAACAACAAAATACGGCGTTAAATCACGCCCTCTTTGTGTTCCCGTTGAAATCGATTCATTCGCAACAATCCACGACATCGTATAAATTTATTAAAAAGGTGGAAAATGAATAATTTACACGAATTATTAAAGATTCACAAAGAAACCGTTCTTCTCACGGGGAACGGTTTCGCCGTGGATTGTGTATTGAAACCAACGGCTTCAAGTAGTGAAGGCTTCGAACTTAAAGGTTTGTCGAATTTTATTGGAGTAACTTTTGAAGAAAATCATTTCGGAAGTTTTGGCGATTCATTCGAATTGACAATCGATATAAACGAATTGAGAAAACACACGGATTTAATTCCGACAAGGAGTTGGATCGTAATTGTCAAATTTCCTCAAATGAACGAAACGCCCGTTTCTTTCAGAATTGAAAATGTGGCGTTGGATAGAACGCTCGGAATGTGTTTAATCAAATGTTCGGCTTCAACATCAACAGGAAATCCAAAATCAGTTCAAAGACAAATTTCGGGAGGGATGTAAAATGATTCCGTCAATAATAACACCGATGAATTTTACTCTTGTTCGGGATTCTATTTGTCAGCACTTGGCGAATTGCCGAGAAAACCAAAAGGAACTCGCAAGAGAAGCGGGCGAAGGGGAAGAATGGATTTCAAAAAATATTCATTTCGTGGTATTTCCAAAGCGATTTCGGTTTCCCGATGTCGAAGATATGCCGTGCGTTTATGTTTATTTTAATGAGTTGAATTTCCCCGAAGATGAACAAGATTCGTATTGCAACGAAGCGAACGGAAACCTTGTTGTTGAATATTACACCGTCGGATTAAACGACGACGAAGAATCCGAAACCGAAAAGGATGCCGACACAAACGCCGAAGATCGTTTGAATTACTTAACGGCTCAACTTTATAAAATTCTTTGTTCGGAAGCGACGAATTTATATACGGCAACGGGGAAAATGATTAAAGGTTTCACGCTTAAATCGTGGAAGCGAATAATCACGCCCGAAAGTGATAACACGGCAGGGACGGTTCTCGGAGCGAAATTTGATTTCAATGTTGAATTCAGCGAGCCGACATATTATGCGAACACATTCGAGATAAAAGAATTTTATACAAAAATGAACATTCGAGAAGAATTCATCGATCCGTTTGTTCAAGTAATCTTAAAAACTAATTAAAAAGGAGAAAATAAAATGGCAATTACAAAAGGACTTGATGTTTCGGCTATCGCATCAGCGACAAGCGTAACGGTCAAACAAAAAAATCAACAAAATGCGGCGAATTTACGCCCCGAAAAAATCGTTTGTTTAGGTCAAAAACAAACAGGTTCAAATGCAAAATTGAACGAACTCGTTTTGGCATCGGGCAATGCAGACGACATCGGAACAATATTCGGCTTCGGTTCTCCTCTTCATAGAATGGCGAGAAAATTATTTCCGAAGGCAGGAAACGGCTCAAAGGTTGAAACATATTTTATCGCCGTTGATGAACCAAAGAACTCAAAAGCCGAAGTTAAAACATTGACAATTAAAGCCGACGACGGAATTAAAAAATCAATGAATGCTTATTTTGTGTTAAACGATTTAATTTTTGAAGCGGCGGCAGATGTGGTCGGGAAAATTGCGACGGCTTTTCATAACAACCCTGCACAGGATGTAAGAGGAACTGATTTGAATTCTTATGAAAGAACGCCAATTCCGTTCACATTCACAAAAGGGATGAGCGTTGAAGATTGTGCGAACGCCCTCAAAGAAACTTTGGAGGAATATTTGGAACTGCCGTTTACAATCGCTCTTGCAAGAAAAACACAGGGCGAACAAACAGTTGTTTCGGGCTTAACCTTAACGGCAAAATGGAAGGGTTCCGATTCCGTTTTTGATTTTGAGATTTTAGACGAAAACGGAAAAGAAATCGATTCATCAGTTTACGGCGTTGAATTCTCAGTTGTAAGGACGGAAGAATCTGCAGGCGTTGGGGTATTCGATAACGATGCTTTAAGTTTAATAAATCAAGAACTTGGCGTTACAAGGGTTATTTCTCAATATGCAACTTCAACCGTTCTTGATTCATTACAAGAAAAATTCGAAGCGTGGAGAACAAACGGTTTAGTTGCTCAATATGTAAATTGTTATTCTTCGATTCAAGCACCCGAATCATCATTGGTTGCAGGGACTTGGGATGTTGCTTCACTTATAGCGACAGGCAATAGAAGAAGGGGCGATGCTATCAATGTTCAAATTGTCGGCGATGTCGGTAATTTAAGAACTTTGGAATATGAAGAAAGAAATCTTTTATTAAAAGCCGGATATTCAAACCTTGTTCGAAAATCCGATGGTTCATATAGAATTATGGACTTGGCTTCTTTCTATCATCCCGTTGGCAATTCAAACCCGTTATTCAGATTCGATCGTGATATTACGGCAGTCGGAAATATCGCTTATGACTTGTTGACATATTTTAGAGATTCCGAAGAATGGAAATCGGTTATTTTTATCGGCGAAAACGATATTACAAACAACCCTGCGGCTCGTACTTTGAACGATGTAAAGGCGGCAGTTAATACAAGACTTTCATTGTTAGGTCGAGCAGGGTTTATTGCTAATTATGCGGAAGCCCAAAAGAATACAAAACTTGAAATCGACTCTTCAAATCCGAATCGTGTAAATATGAACCCTGATTTTGATTTGACAGGAACGGGAAGAATATTCGATGTTGTAAACTTCATCGGATTTAATTTCAAGGGTTAATTATACCCCCGAACAATTTAAGGGGGCTTAAAATCGATTCTACGAGGGGCGACAAGCCCCTTGAAATAATAAAAAGGTATAAATACATTCAAAAATAAAAGGAGAAAGAAAAATGGCAAAAGTCGGAGATGCGATTTCGCTAACAATAAACGGCACAAAGTTCGCTATTCCAAAAGATACCGAACCGAATGTTATTGAAGGCGGCGATACTATAACGGAAACACAACAATTCGGCGACGGAACTGCAGATGCGTATGTTTCAAGAAATATTGCAAGAATAACAGGATTGAGAATAAAAGTCAGCGATGCTCTTGATGAAGCGTTCAAGAGTGTTCGTTCAATGACAGACATTCCGATCGTTCTTCAATGTGTTTCTAAATCATACGAACTTACGGGATGTATGGTTGGAGAAGTTGAAGTTTCAGCAACTCGAAGAATTACAAACGAATTCGAAGTTCATTGTACGGACGGAAGCGGAATTCGTAAGTCATAGTTTGATGCTATCGAAAAATGCTCGTCGGTTTTGTTGATGAACAAAAGAATGAGCGACAAGGTTCGGGGGTTTATAACCCCCGAATTTTGATAAAAAACACTTTAAGAGGAGAAAATAAAATGGGAATTTTGACAAATTCGTTGACGCTTCTTGGAAGAGTCGGGAAATACAAAGAATGTAAATATTTTGAACAAACGGGCGGCATGCTAACAACGATTAATCTAAGTGTAAAAACGGGCGAAAAATGGAACAATTTTTTTGTTGATTTTTTCAATACAAAAACCCGTCCACTTGGCGAAGAAGTCGGCGACAAAGTAAAAGAAGGCGACTTGATTCAAATTAAAGGGCGTTTGATCGAGAACAAATTTACACCGAATCACTTAAAAGGACAAGTTGACGAAAAAGGAAACCCTCTCACGGTTTCACAAATTAAAATCGTGGCGTTTGATTATAAACGAGTTCGATACAACGAAGGACTTGAAGAATGGGAATACGCCGAATAAAACGATTTTTCAATGTAATTACTTTAAGAAGAAAAAGGAGAATTAAAAATGTTAAAATCAGAAATTAAAGTTCGTATGAGCGAAGAAAAAGCGTTGGAAGTAATCGACGAAATCAAAAACAAAATTTGCGATGTTGATTTGGATGAATTATGCGGCGAAGAAGCCAAACTCGAAAACAGGGATGAAGAAACATCAAAAATATATAAAAAAGTTGTTCAAGCAGTTCGTTGCGGGCTTGTTGAATGGGACGAAAACGAAAATTGTATGGTTCAACATCTTATTCACAAATTAAAAGCCGGAACTATTGAAGCCGATAAACTATTTTATAAAAATCGAGTAAAATTTGGCGATTCAAAAGATTTCAGAAGTTCGCAACAAGGCGAAGTTATGATTCAGACCTTGGCAAACATTACGGCAAAACCAACCCAACTCATTGAAGAACTGCAAGGACAAGATCTTCTAATTGCGATCGGTTGTATGGGTTTTTTCGACAGGTAAATAATTTTGTCGGCAGTTATTATGCCGACATTCTTCTCGCATGTGGTTGGGAAACCGTAACGGGCGTTTTGAATTTGTATGTTTCCGAACTTGTTGAATTCGGGAAGCGTTGTAAAAAAATCAACAAGGAGAATTTCAAATGGGAATAAGTAATTTCAGTATATTCTCGAAATTTTTAGCGAAAGATGGCGTTTCGCCCGTTTTTCGTAATATGACGAGTTCATCAAAAAAGTTCGATAATAGTATGAATTCGGGAATTACAAAAACAAAAGCAAGTTTGATGTCTTTGAAGGCTTCATTGACAGCCGTTGGCGTTGCAATTACGGCGGTAGCGACGGCAGTTCCCGTTAAAACATTCGCCGATTGGCAAAAAGGCATAAATAATGTTTATGGCTTGATGAGTCAAAACGAGATTCAACAATATGGAAAGAAAATCGAAGAACTTTCAAAAAATGCAATTCGACACGGCGTTTCGGTAGAAGATACAAACAAAGCCCTTTTTGACACAATTTCAGCAATGGGCGTTTCGGAAAAATCATTCGAAGCATATAATCAAGCGTTAGTTTTGGCAAAAGGTGGAAATACGGACTTGGCGACTGCCGTTAGTGGCTTGACTGCTATAATGAACGCTTGGGGGCAAGCGAACACCGATGCAACTTCGGCGGCGAACGCTATGTTCACGGCTCAAAAATACGGAGTTACAACCGTCGGAGAGTTGGCAGGCTCAATCGGTCAAATTGCACCGACGGCTCGTGCCGCAGGCGTTTCTATGGAAGAAACCTTGGCAACAATGGCGGCTCTTACCAAAGGGGGTATGGCGACTGCAGATGCAACAACCGCTTTGAGGGCGACAATGACGGCGTTTATTAAACCGTCAAAAGAAGCGAGCGAAACTCTTCAAAAATATGGAATCGCTTCCGATCTTGTTCAATTAAGACAACAAGGGCTTGCAACAACTCTTTCAAAATTGATAAAACTACAAAAACAACACCCTGCGGAAATTGCGAAAGCAATTCCGAATATTAGGGCGTTGAACGGCGTTTTGTCTATGAATGAAGAGCGTATGCAAGATGTCGAAAAGATTTTGACATCAGTTCAAGCCGATATTAAAAACGGAACAGGCTTAAAAGAAGCGTTCGAGCGTATGACATCGGGCGATGCTTCCGTTATGGCAGACACAATGGGAGCGTTAAATTTGGCAATGATTCAAGCCGGAAAGTTAATTTCCCCGATTTTAATGCCGTTAGTTAAGGCGTTCGGAGATTTGGTTTTTTGGCTTTCGGAAATGGCTCCAAAATTGGAACCCGTCGTTTTGTTTGTTGTAAAACTCGGATCGGGCTTCAAAGATTTATTGAATTTTTTGAAACCTTTACAAGTTTTGCTTCCTATTGTTACGGGTTTATTGACAGGGCTTGCCGTATATAAAGCCGTTCAATTCTTTCAAATGATGAGGGTTCAAGCGGCTTTATTCGGAATGGTTTTGAAATCGCAGTTGATTCCTCAAATTTTGGCTTCAATTCCTGCGATTTGGAGCCAAACGGTCGCTTTGTTATCGAACCCGTTGTTTTGGATTCCTGCCGTAATTGCGGGCGTTATAACGGCTCTTGTTCTTCTTTGGAAAAATTGGGACACCGTAACGGCGACGATTAAAAAATTCGGAACGGCGGCAAAGTCAGTAATTCTCGATTTTTGGGAAAAGTGTAAAACGGTTTTCGGAGCAATAGGAACATTCATCAAAGAACATTTTGTTGATATTCTCTTGACGGCTCTTGGTCCGGTAGGGGCTATTATAAATGCGATTCGGAAAATGCCTCAAATATTGAAAGCATTACATATTAAAACCGATGCGTTTGAAATAAAAACCGAAAACGATAACAAAAACCCGAAACAAAATCCACAGGTTCGAGGCGGCAAACAAAACGGAAAAATCGAAGTCAAAACGACAATCGATAATAAAACGAACCTCAAAGCGAACACAACAACATCGCTTCAAAGTTCAAACAATTTGAATTTACAACCTGCGAACTAAAAAGGAAAAAATATGGCAATTTCAGATTCAATGCAGAATGTAATTTGGACGGCTCCGAACGGAACCTCTTTTGTAATAAAAACCCTTGAAAGTGGTTATTCACAAAAACACATCGGGGAAGTGAAGGAGAATCCGAGAACTTCGGTTTCTCATTCTTCTTCAACAAAAGGGGGAGGGGGAAAGAAAAGCAAAACTTCTTCTTCGACATCGGTTTCGACTTCATCATCAACAAAAAGAATCGGCGATTCGAACGATACTTTTACGGATATGGGAATCGGTGGGCGTGATATTACGCTCGATTGTTATTTTATCGGCGAAAGACATTACATTGAAGCCGAAGCATTTCGAAAAGCCCTTTGTCAAGTTGGGAAATCAAAACTTCAACTTGCTTATGGCGAAGAATTCACGGTTAATGTTTTGAATTTCGAGTTGAAGAATTCACTTGTTGAAAGAGTGAATTCGACAATAATAACAGTAAATTGGCACGAAACATCGCCGACAACATATCCAAAAAGCGAAGCGAGTAAACAAAAAGAAATTAAAAGTCTTGTTTCGTCAGCAAAAGAAAACATCGCTTCAACAGTTGAACAAACGGCGAACGCTATTCAAAACCCGACAAGACTTGCAACTTTTACGGCAAACTTTCAAGGGGTATTATCGAAAGTTTCTTCGGCTCTTGATGTGGCGAATAATGTAACATTGAATTCAATTATGACCGACATACTCGGTCAAAATTTGATGTCGAATTCTTTTACAATAACCTCTCAACTCGGAGTTATTTTTTCAAAATCGGCGATGTTGGTTAATAAAGTGAAAAACACGGCGAATAATTTTACACTTCCGACGGGGTATTCTTCCGTTTTTGGAGGTTGGCAGGCATTGACATCAAGTTTGAAAACAACTTCGTTGAAATCGTCTATTGTTCCGAATTACACGCCGGAACAAATCGACGAATTGAAATTGAATGATTCAATCGCTTCGTCTGCTATTATTTCGGTCGCAGAATCACTTTTGGGAATGGAATTTGAAACAAGAAGCGAAGCCGTTGAAGCGGCAAAAAGTCTTATCGCCTTAGAAAGCGATTGGTCGGAGTTTGTGGACGAACAAAGCGAAAGAATTTCAGATCTTGGCGATGCTTACATTCGGGACGGAAGTATTTCCGATATTGTTTCGGCTTCGGCGAATGAAATTCTTGAAAGATCATACAAACTAAAAGTTGAACAAAAAATTGTATTGAGCGAGGACAAAACGCCAATTTCTCTCGCTTATGAGTATTATAACGAAGATTTCAGAAACGATCCCGACGGGACTTTGGAATATTTGATTCGAACAAATAATTTGACCGATGAAAAATTTTTCTTGGTTCCAAGGGGGACGGAAGTAAAAATATATGTATAAAGTAATTTCAAAATCAGAAAGCGACAGTTGGGACGACATCGCTCGCCAAGTTTACGGAACACCCGAAAAAGGGGGCGATATTGCAAGGATGAACAACAACATCGAATCGGGAAATGTTTTGGTTCTCGAAGAATCGGAAACCGAATCGGAGGATGTTCAAATTACGGGCGATGTTTACCTTAAACACGGAGAAAATATATACAATGATTTTTCCGAACATACGCTTTTTGATAGTTTAGAAGCGACAAAAGGAGCCGTTTTTATATTCAACAAAACCGATGTTGATTACAATTTTTCTTTCAATGATTCGGTTGTTGTTTGCGATGAAGAAGGTTTGTTTTTGAAAGGTCGTGTTGCTAATATTAAACCGACATTGACAAAAGAAGCGAATTGGATTCAAGTTGAAGTTAAATCGCATGCAGGGGTTCTTATGGAAACGGATATGCCAACGCCGTTCGAATTTTCAAACAGTTCAATTCGTGGCGTTTTGGAACAAGTCGCCGGATATTATAACCAAAAAATTGAATTTTCCCAAGAACCCGAACTTGACGAAGTTTTCACAAATGAGATCGGGACTTCATTCACAGCAAACGAAAAAGAAAAAGTTTGGGATTTTATGAAAAGAATTTGTCGTTCCCGTGGTTTACTAATGACGGACACAGGGGACGGGCTTTTTATAGGTCGTTACAAACCCGAAACGGAAGAAAAATTGAATTTGATCGACGGGGAATGTTTGGGAGTTGAAACAATCCGAGCCGAATTTATAACGGTCGGATTGGCTCGTTATTACGAATTAAATTCACAATATCCGTCCACGGACACGGCGACGGTTCAAATTCCGTTTCCCGTTCCAATTACAAAAAGATTTGATTCAAACGATTTCAACGCTCTTGATTTGAAAACCTCAGCCGAGAGGACGGCATGCATTGAAATTGGAAAACATTTCAAAGTATATGCTTTATTGAGCGAAAATATTCGAAAAAAATCGGGCGATTTCGCCGTTGTAAAGAATCCAAAAATTAAAATTGATAAAGAAACGGATTTTGTTATTGAATCAATCGAAAGACGACACCCCGATTCAACTTTTCTAATCTTAACGCTTCCGTGTGCATATACTTACGAAATTCCCGAAGAACTTCCACTTTGTAATTAAGGAATAAAAATGTTTGCAAAAATAAAACTTTCAGAAATTTTTCACAATTTACAACTTCGATTTTTCAATACAACATCAATGTCGAGAAGGGCTTCAAAGTTGGTTCAATTTCATTCGGGGGGCGATGATTACTGCCCAACGAAAGAATGTGAAGGTTTGGGCGAAAATATCGGGGGCAATCCTGCCGACGGTTTCATTCTTGCTTGGCGTGATGATGTTTTCAGAAAATCAGAAGAGGGCGAAAAAAGAATATATTCAATTTTATTCGATAAAGAAACAGGAAAAGCCGTTCGGGACGAAGAAACGGGCGAAATGGTCGTTGCTTCCGAAATACATCTAAAAAATGACGGTCAAATTATAATAAATAACCGACACGATTTGAATATTACCGTTGTCGGAAATTGTAATTTGAAAGCGGCAAACACAAAAATCGAAACCCAAAAAGCCAATATTACGGCGACGGATAGCGTAAACATTATTTCTCCATTGACAAATCTCGGAAATGGGGGAAACAAAATCGCCCGTCTTGGCGATGAAATTGAAGTCAAAATTACATCGGGAAGTTCGGCAGGAACTTATAAAGGGAAAATTACATCAGCAGGCACAAATACAAGTATATAAAGGAATTCTTATGGATATTCTATTAAAAGATAAAGGCGACGGTGCCGAAGTTATTTTGGAAGGTGGCGATTTGAAAGCCGACGGCAGTTTGTATAACGCCGTTTATATTTCTTTATTTGGCGGCGACAGTTTTTCAAATGTGTTCGAAAAATACGAAACCGACGACGAATTCGAGAAAGCGTTGAATCTTCCGATTTTGATGTCAAATTTGAAAACCGTTGAAGCGAAAGCGAATAAACTTCTCAAATGGATGATCGACGAAGGAGTCGCCGAATCGGTTGAATCTTATGCTTACGGAAACAATGACGACAAAATCGAAGTTGAAATCGTAATTACGGAACCGTCGGGAAATAAGTATTCTTTCGCCGTTGTTTGGGAAAATCAAAAGAAAATATTAAAAGCAAAATAAAGAGGGAAACAAAATGGCGAATTTTACAACAAAAACAATAAAAGAAGTATTCGATTCTTTTATGGCAAAATATACGGTTTTAAGAAGTAAATATGGCGATAATTCGCCCTTGCTTGAAAAATCGTTTATAAAAACAATCGGTTATGCAATTTCGGGAATTGCGGCGACTTTGTGGCAGTTGGCAGTTTGGATATAT